ATCCCATAAAACCCCATAAAGCTCTCTTCCATTTTGCGCTAACCATAAATCATCTGCATCTTCTTGTGGATCAAATTCCATAATTATTTTACTCATCTTTATCCTCCAATACTGCTTTATATATTACTATAGTAGCAAAATCAATGGCATCATTATCTGTATCGTAGAATTTACAAGTCTCTCCTTCAACAATTATATTATCATCTTTAAGAAACTTACCTACTACTAAAGCATCATTAATAGCTTTACAAAGATTATCATAATCGCCTAGATGTCTTTCAACAGCAAACTTACTCTTACAAGTTTTACATTTTGTAAATTGTATAAAATGATCTACTATTACAGGATAGTCTATAGGTTTAGGTGTAGGTTTGATTAGTGATCTTTCTTGCATTACTTCATATAAAAGAGATCTCTGGTTATCCTTGGGCTGGTAAATGTGACCCGCTGCTGCTTTTCTAGGTCTAGCTAGTGGACATACTTTACAGGAAAAGTTTAAAAAATGTACTATTTCACCTCTTTTTGGTTTACGATCTTCTAAATATAATAATTGATCTTCTATGTCTTGTTTGTCTTGTTCGTTCATTTCTTCTCCATTAGTTCTACTAGGCTATTGTAAACTGCGAGTGGTATGTTAACATAATCTTTTCTTAGTATCTCAATTACGTCGTCAAATTTGATGTAGCCTTTGCGAGCTTCTATCCAAGCATCACGAGACTTGCTTTTTAATTTATTAATATGTCTATTTTCTGCTATATAATTATATCTTTTTTCAAACCATTCTTCAAAAGTCATTCATCACCTCGTAGTGCTTTGATTTCTTCTATGCTTAAGTTAATACAATCTGCATTTTTTAATATCTTAACAACGTCCTCTAACTTCACATAGCCTTTGCGGGCTATCTTAAACAATTCTTCTATACTAAACTCTTGAACACAGCTAAATGATTTATCACCAGCTCTAGGCTCGCTCATTTCTTCACCTTTAATTGATAATGAGGCCAATCACGTAAAGTAACCCAATCACCGCCGCAGGTTATCTTAATACCTAATCTCTTAGCACATTTCTTAACAACTTTCACTAGCTTCTTAAATGATTTTAAATCTGTCCAATCTAGCGGATGTGGAACGACATCTACTGCTAGACTAGGGTAAGAGTTATGTTTACTATTAGGCCACTTTAGCTCACTGGCGCCGCTATCAAAATACATATCCTGTTTAACTTTATTTCTATGTCCATCGATTACACTACAATCTATCTCTTTAATTACTTCTAGAAATAAGTGTTTTAAATCAGTGTGGCACGTATCAAGTAGTCTGTGACTCTTCTTGCTGTATCTGAACTCCTTCGCGTTTTTTTCTGTTGAGTTCTCTGGCTTTGAGCACTTCTTGTTTGAAATTTTGGATGGTCTCTTTAGTAGATTTTTTAAGCAGTTTAGCATGCTTCCTCCTAAGTCTTGGATTATTATTTATAAAAGTTCTAACTGTATTTATTAGATACTCAGCTTTATTCAGTGGATTTTTAATAGTGTACCACTTTATAGAAGTACCTAATTCTCTAGAAAGACTTAAGTACTCTCTAAAGAGCTTCTGGTTAGCTGTTAGTTTTGGTTTTGATGCACTCATAAGTTACCTCTTCTTCTTTATAGTCTACTTGTAGGAGTTCAATATTTCCTTGATAGTCTTCTGAAATAATTTCTTCCTTAAATTCGTCCCAAGTTAAATTAGTCCAATATCCATCCTTACACACAACTCTTTTATCAACATCAACACCATCATATTCATACATATATTTATGTAGCCTAATTTTCTTCTTAGGTTCTATTATCTCGAAATTCTCATCACCGTTTAACAATTCTGTTGTGTACCCATTCCTTCCAATTTCTGCAATATTACTAAAAATATTATCACCATATTCTAGTTCTTTTCCGTCCTCTAAGGCTTTAATTAAATCACTTGCTTTCATCATGCACCTCATTTAAGTTCTGAATTATATCACCTCTAGCTCTAGTACCATACTTAGTAGTACCTATCATCTTATCTGGAGTTTTTCTATATCTATTTACTTGAGCTTTTAGATGTTTGGCTGCTCTCTCTTTTGTTCTACCATAACCAGTAAGTAGCAGGTTATATTGATCTATCCATTTTTCTTTTTTGAATTTCATTACTCCTCCGTACTATAAACACACAAAAATTTGTTACACTTCTCTTTCAATAAACACTCATTTCTACACCCAAAAGTAGCTTTATTAGTAGACCCATAAATAGACTTAAACGCATTCCTTAACGCCGTTCTTCTATACCATAAATGAGAGTACTGAAATAAATAATCTAAAGCTTCATCTTTTGGTGTATTACAAGATCTAAAGAATCTAGCTACTAATACTAATGAAGGATTCCATTTACCGTCAACTGTACCATTCTTAATTATATCTTCAATACACGGAACCATCTCTGTTTCAAAATTACCTGTAGCTTCAGTATACGTTTTTTCTGCTGCTAAAACTTCGTCAACCCTTATTTTAGTTTTTGCTATTTCTATCATGAGATGTAGTTCTTCCAGTTTTATGTTTGACATATCACACTTTTGTTCTCTAGTATTAGTCTGTGTCTTTAGTCTGCCTCCTTTAGTATTAATAGTATTATCTATTCTCCACATATTTCTACTTTTATAAACTACTTGATCCCAAGACTTACCTGGATTTAAAGAAGTTATTATGTTCTTAACTATTAATTCACATTTTTCGTGTCTTATACTTACTGGCACAATCAGATGTAGTCCTTTTGAACCGCTGTCATAAATTTCTGGGAAGACACCAAGTTTTGTTTTAATCTTTTCTACTAAATCAAAAGCATCAGCTTGTGCTGAAGACCCGTCTAGATCTACATAAATTGGACATTCTTTATCGCTACCTTCTTTATCATAACTTTGTATAGATTTAAAACAATCATTAGTGTCTCCTAAAGTCTCAGTTAAAGACTCTATCGTCTGCTCAGATAAAAGTTTCCACTGAACAAAAACTCCATTTTTTTTCTTATAAGTCCACCAGTAATATCTCATTAGAAGCTATTTTCCTTCTTAGTTTCAACTGTTGCATTTTCTGCAACTATTGGTTTATCTTCTTTCAATGTCTTAACATAAATCAAGTTTTGATATTCTCCATCTTGTTTAAAAAAAGCAATCTCAATTTCATTACCTATGATAGATTCTAGTTGAGTTTTGAAAGTTTCAGGTAAATCATTTCCTCTACCTTCTTTAGTTTCACTTATTGCGAACTCTTTACAGAATCCTTGTAATACTTTCTTAAAACCATAAGGAACTTTAATACCGTCTTTATTTTTATACTTAGTATTTACAAATAGGTCGTAGTCTTTTCCTGCGTGATCACCATTTAGTACACGACATTTAATCACGTAGTAAGGAAAACCTGATGCTTCTAGAATACCTTCTTTTGTTTCTAGTACTTTCATTTTTACTGGTATATTCTCAGCAAAAAACAGTTTTTCTCTATCATTACCACCATCTTCAAAATCATTAAGATCAAATAAATTACTCATTACTTAACTCCTCTCAACCATTCAGCAAACTCTTTACCAGTGTCTTCTGTTGGTATAAAAACTTTATTTTTAAACATTTGCGTTCTATCTTTTGTGGCCTCAGCACTATTATTAATAGCCATATCAAATACTGTTGTAAACTCAAAATCAACACCTTCTCTTTGTACTGGTTCCATACCTACCTTTTTCACTCCAGACTTACCATTTTTACCTGCTCCTTCTTCCATCATATACTGTGTTTTAGATCTCATAGTAGCGATAATATGAATGTCAGCTTGTAGAATACCCATAAGGAAAGAGTCATGTTTTTTGGTTATGGTTGACCAGTTGGTATACTTATTTCCTTTACCTGCACTATCAAGCAATTCTTTTTCTTTTAATAGTTGAACCCATTCATGACTGATCGTATCTATTATTAAACAATCATAACCTGCTTTGGTAGCCTCTTCTATAGACTTTAGATATTTATCAACTGTAAATGGATCATTCATGGTAACATGATCAAACTTAGTTACATCAGAATACAACTTAGCACTTCCTTTTTCACTATCGCATACTGCAATCTTACCTTTAGGGCCAACTAAACCACGTGCTATTTTTAAAGCACTCATAGTCTTGCCACTCCCTGCTGGTCCTGCTAACGCGATCTTGATTTTTACATCATCTCTTTTGGCCTCTTTGAAAAAACTCATTAAAACTCCTCACTTTCTTGCATTTTAAGTAAATCTACTTCGGCAAACCGTTTGTCGATTATGATTTCGATAGGCTTACGTTTTTGGTGAATAGTATGTATTTCTACAGAAAACCTATCTAATTTTTTTCTTTTATCCTCTTTTAACCAAAACATCTTTTTCACAAATTTTGTTCCAGCAGGGAAATAACCTTCACGTTCTAGTATTTCTTGGCATAAATTTAGTTGTAAACCACAATGGTGATAGTTACTGTCCATAACACATTCTAACTCACCTAATCCTACTTTATACTCATTAGTGGCTCTATTATAGAAAGATTTCTTATCTAACTTTCCGTATGTTTTATAGTCTCCTAAAAGAATCGCACCTGTCTTCTTATGTTTAGCCAGCACATCAATCATAGTTGCTAAACGTAGATCAGGGGAGAATATGAGACACTCAGGGGAAAGAATCTCATATTCTTTGAGGAGGGTATTATCTATAAAATTAGCCATACATCTTTTTGCTTGGACAGTTCTATTTTCATCTGGACCCCAAATAAATCTAGTATTTTCTACACTTTCTAGTAAATATTCAGCGAATTTATGTATATCTGTACCAAAATCAGCACTATTTTTAGCTTTTTCTGACCATTGTTGCATGATTTCTTCAGGTTTTCGTCCAAAATACTCTTTTTTCTTCTCATTTTGACTACATTTTAGTGCCATTCCTTCGCTGTCAAACTTTTCAAACCAAGAATGAATGAGAGTCGTAACTCCTGAGTATCTCACACCATTAGTGTCGTGGTATTGATGCTTTTCTTCATTAAAGCTTATTTCTAGATCAAGTGTTGGGTGTTTTGATTTTTTTAATTCCATATTATTTTTTCTTCCCAGTAGGTATTAATATTTCATCAATTAGATTAAATCTACGATCCATTAAACGGAATACTACACTATTTTCATTAATCTCTTCTCGAATATGAAAGAGATCACTTAATTCTGATACTTTCCTCATAGCATATACTCTTAAGTTATTTGATAAAGTCTCATCTTTTAATTTATTAAAATTTTCATCTATTTCTTTTTGGATATTTGCTCTTTCAAGCTTATCCAATCTATCTAAAATATCGCTTAACATAATGTTACTTATAAACATAATTACCTCCTATTACTATATAATATCATACTTCTTTCTTTTTGTCAAGGTTTTTCTCTAAACACACGTAGCAAATAGGATGCTTCCCTCGAAATGTCCACGGCTGCTTATATCTCTCACCAGTTCTAGTGTGATCTTTTTGTATTATATTCCTACATTTAGAGCACAGTATTATGGTGCAAGAATGTGATTTACTCATATATTGAAAACTCCTTTATGTCTGTTTCACTAAGAATACCTACCTCAAATAATTTAGCTATTATATTAGAAAATATCATTCTCATTTCTGATAAATCGCAACCATATAATTTATCACCTATAATAGTTTTTACCTGCTCTCTATTCATTTCGCCTCCGCTAAATTATTACAAATAGTAGGCTCAGCCACAATAGGAACCTCCATCTGTCTAGTTATTTCATTATCTTCCATACATTTTTTTAAAATTCCTGCAGCTTTCTCAGCATCTTTACTCTTAACATAAAGTATAAGTTCGTCATGTACTTGACCAACTATTATACCATCAATATTTTGCTTTATAAGTTCTCTAGCTGTACTTATAGAAGCACAATTAGTAATATGTGCTCCAAATCCTTGTATGGGATGATTTTTAGATAGATTTAGCATATGTCTTCTTGAGGCTTTACTAGCATTTTTATAATTAACATATATAACTCTACCAAATCTACTTACTATTTTATTATGAAGTATTAATTCATTCTCTTGTTTATTCATATATTCTCTAAGTTCTGGATATGTATCTAAATATTTATCAATTAGTACTTGTGCTTCTGCTTCCGTAATATTTAGTATTTTACTAACTTTCCATGCTTTTGCACCATAAATAACAGCTAAGGCAAAACATTTTACTATATTTCTTTTCTCTGGGTCTACTTTTTTAAGAAAGTTTTTGTCTCCAGGCATAGCAGATAAATGAGTTAATCCAAGTACATCAATAGCTATTCTACTATAAAAATCTTCTCCTCGTTTATATGCTTCTATAAGTTTTCTACATTTACTAACTTCAGAAAAACATCTAGGCTCTAATGAACTAAAATCAGCACTTACTATCTTATATCCTTTTGGTGCTACTATACCTTGCTTAATTCTTTTGTCATCTCTTGGAAGTTGTTGAAAATCACTACTATATCTACCACTTGAAGTTCCTGCTTGATTCCATTTAGGGTAAACCCATCCATCTATTGACTTTTCTAAAATAGGTTTAGCATAAGTAGATAATAATTTATCTATTTTTCTTTTCTTGAGAAGTAAATCAACAAAAGGAACATGTTTATAATTTTCTAAAGCTTTAGCATCTAATGTTGGCTTACCTGTTTTCTTAGATTTTTTTACTGGTTTTTCTTTGTATATTTTAAAAAGTAACCACGCTAATTGATCACTACTATTAATATTAAATATGAAAGGTTTATCTGGATAATCTTGCAACCATAAAGAATATTTTATTTTTAATTCTAGTTTTCTATCTACCTCAATAGTTCCGAATAATTTTGTGCATAGTTTACCAAACTTACTGTTCTTACTTGTCTTATAAGTCTCATCAAGTATTTTATTTTTTATATCATAAGTTTTGTCTGCTATCTCTTCATCAATACGTAAAGCTCTTAATTTCACGTCACTCTCTAGTAATTGTGTAAGATTCTCAAAATATTTAGTATTTACTTTTAAGCCTTTAATTTTCATAGGTATTGTAACCTCTTTATATAATGGCATTACTTCATTATAATATAAATCTTTTGGTAAGTCTGGGTTACTTAATAACAGTTCACATAATCTATAAGTTAATTCACAGTCTTTTAAACAATACTCTTCCATCGTTTCTGGTGGTAATTCGTGGTGTGGTCCTTTAATCACAATCTTCTTTTCTCCTAAGTACTTCTCTGATAGTGCATCTAGACTTAGCTCTTGGTCTCGTCCAATCGTGTGAGCTAAAAGAAGTGAATCGTGCGCTAATTTCATTCTAAGGTCTACATTAAAGCTATGATAGATAGAGGATAAGTCAAATACTGCGTTGTGAGCTACTAATTTTCTATCACCTATCTTTTCTACTATTGCTAACATGTCCTCTTTAGTAGGCATGTAATAGAAAGCTTTACCTTTACTAGAATATAAACCTATACCATAAATAGTATTAGTCTTCTCGTTAAGGCTGTCAGTTTCTATATCTATTGAAATAATGTTATTCATTTATATTCCTGCCATAATACTCTAGATAATCACTATACATATCATAGTCTTGTAGTATTGGTTTTATTGGTGGTAGTTCACTCCAGATATCTTCCTCTAAAGGTTCATACTGTTCTACTCGCATAAAATACTGCATTTCTCTTCTTACTTTCTCTCTGATTTCTGCTTCTATTTGTTCTAGTGTTTTCATTTCTCCACCTCTTCTTTGTTATAATAACTTATAAATAATATTGGCACAATAGCCCACCACTTTAAATTCCCCTCTAATTTAAAAAGAATAGTTGTAAAAATAATAAATAATGCTATATTTTGAAGAACCATCCACTTATAAACTTTATTTATATCTAGCTTTTTAGTTGTCATATTTACTCCTCACGTGATTAAACAAATCATTTCTTGGTGCCATATCAAAGCCGTCATCCCATAATTTAAAATATTCCTCTTGAGTAAATTCCATCAGTTTTAGATACTTTTTCCAACACTCTCCAGACCTCTTAATTTCTTCCACAGTAAAGCTATTAGTAGATTTCTTTTTCTTCTTTTGAAACATTTTTACCTTCCTTCTTTAGTTTCAGACTAGTAGGTTTTTCATATGGTATTGGTTTAATAATGTCTCCTCTTTTTTTCTCATACTTAGGTTTAACTCCAAATATTCCCTTAAGAAACAAAATAATAAATGTCATACTATCCTCTTTTTAGTAAAATCAATTTCTATAATATTATCATCTAGATTATAAGCAGTTCTAAAGTTAAAGGGATCTAAAGTAGATATATGATCATACAATTCAGTATAAGTCATTTTCTTTCTAAATTTAGGCTCACCTTTAATTATCCAACTAGCTATATAAGTTTGTGAGTTTAATATATTCTTCTTAATCATTAAGTCTTCAGTAGCGCTTATAGTAACAAATATTGGCTTACCTGTCGATAATATCTTCATAGCATTCATATAAGTATCCTTAAATAAAGTTTTATCCATATTTAATCCTATCATTATTTAGACTTTTTGTCAACATTTTTATTTAGATATTGCTGTATCTTATGTATTATCTGTGAACCTATTTGGTTGTGTAAGTTATAGCGTGAATCTTTCAGTGGTATGAAATTATCTAATGCTTTCTTAAGTAATGGGTTTTTTAATATTTTAGTTGTCGTCATTTTCAAGCCTCCTATTGTAACTGTCTATAGCGTCTGTAATGTATACTACTAAGTCTTCTACATACTCTCTATGATCTTCATTATACATATTACCTTTAGCTAAATGATCTTTTAAAGCTATTCTTATGGTTAATAAACTATGTTTATCTAAATCAATAAAGTTATACATGTTATTTTACTCCTCTCCAAACGGTTTTCTTTGTTTTTTGTATTCCCTTTCTGGCATATCATCTGCTTTATCCTCATGAGTAGTAATACAAGTTGTATACGAACAGAAATTACACTTATATAGATTATTGAACTTAGTGTGTTTATAAATGTCTGCTTGCGGGTGGAGCATCATAGTTGCGTTATTACAATTAGGACAAAACAAAGCTTCTAATTTAGTCATTAAACACCTCTAGTTTGAAGTAAAGACAGTAGCTTCCGACCCATCAAATATTACTAAAGTATCTTCAGATAAACTGTAATCATATGTCCCGTCAAGAATTGTACAAGTTGGGTCATCACTTATAGTTATCTCATTTGCAGTTATATCTACGTGAGGTCTACAAGCATGATTATTTATTACATTATAGAAATAACCATCCTCGTCAACGTTGTCTAGTTGTAAGGTTTGACCGCTAGGATATTCAACCCAATGTTTGTAGATACTGTGTGTTTCAGTGTTATCTACTGTTTTAGTTTTAGTTTCTGTCTTGGTTCCGCAACCAATCTGGAAAACCATTAATACAAATAATAAGAATCTCATTTAATACCCCTTTCTTTCATACTTATTACACCAGTCACTATGACTAGCAAAACCGTGCTTATCTTTACCACATTCACATTTATTGCCTGGTATGTCGTCGGGTGTGAATGCATAATCACAGCCGATGTATTGGTTTTCCTCTACTACGTCTACTGTTCGCTCCCAGTACCCATTATTAGGTATCTTATTGAATCCATTAACAACGTACCAGCCAGCTCCTGTATCCCCTTCCATAAAGAAGCCAGTTGGTTCTTGGATGAGTTTAATTGGAGTAAACCTAGCTTCTGATTTTCCATGAGCGTGTACCCACCTTATCTCCTTACCTTTAACTTTATTGAAAAACTCTTCCGCTTGTTTCTTATCTAACATACTACTCTCCTTCCTTCCCAGAGCCATTACACTCTGGACATACGTCCTCAAACCTATCATCATTAGTTCTAACACAACCATAACCATCACATCTTATACAAGTACATGACTCTAGGAATTCAGTCTGAGCTTCTAATTCTTCAATTTGTTCTCGTATAGTTCTGGACATTTAAAACTCCTTACCTACACCTATTAAAGCAGTATCATTATTTAAGATAACTATCTCACCAAAATAACCATCAATAGTCATTCTGTATTCTAAACCTACCACTGGTTCGTTCTTAGTTTGTGATGTAACTGTTGTGTTGTTAACGTTTACATCTAGTCTAGATTGTGAATAACCACCAAGTAGTCCTATTGAATGCTTTATTCTACTTTTCTTTTGTCTACTTGTCTTGTTCTCTCTCTTTACTACTTTATACTTATTAGCTGAGAATTCGTATGTTTGACCATTCTTAAGTGTTACTTTTATCTTAGCATCTTTTAAATAGCTAGGTTGAGCTAGAGCAGGTACAGTAAATAACATTACTAATAAAATTACTAATAGTTTTTTCATTTTTTACTCCTTTCTATAAAACTAATTAATTCTTGTAGACTCGCGTCAAGGAGGTCTTCACTAATAGATTTTATATATGTTTGTTTAGTTATCTCAGTGTTTGAGGGATGCGCAAAAACTCGATACCCTCTATCTTTTATTAATTCTTTAATTTTTGAAATAGTGATATACTGTCTAGTATTATGATTATAGTACTTTCTATTTGTTGAGTATCTAGTTATAAAATTTTTCATTTAAACCCCCTGACAGTTGAGGTTATCTATTTCAAATAATTTAACGCCTTCTAAAGTAAATATATCTATTGTTGTATCTTCATAGATAGTCTGTTCTTCAATATAATTCCACTTTTTACAATAACCGAAACAAGACCATCTTGTACATTCCTGGTATGCGGGAATTGTAGACATCTTAGTAAAAGTAACCTCTTCGCTAGTACCTTCGTAACCTACAGCAAATAAGCCATTAGGTGTGTCTAGATAAGCTATACCGTCATCACATGGAGTTATAACTTTAACTGCATTTGCTTCTAAAATATCAATTTGGTTTTGTAAGTCATTATTAACGTTGTTAATCTTATTATTTAGTGCGTTTACTATAACATTAAACTTGTTTTCAATTCTGTTAATCTCTGCTTGAAGATTATTCACTTTTCTATTTAGTAACTTCTTAAGGTCTGCAATTTTTCTTTCGTTAGCTGCAATCTTTCTATCCATTTTGTATAACCTAATATTTAAGAATATAGATTCCATGATTTCTACAAAGATAAGACCATTTAATTTATTTTTCTCAATAGCTAATCCTTTTTCTAAAACAATTACTCTCTCCTCTACTAAACTAATTCTTTCTTCATTGGCTTGGCTTAATGCTGTGTTTAAATCTATTTGTGCCTTGTGATCTTCTAAGGTAACTACTGATATTTCATCCTTACCACAACTAAAGACAAACAGTAAACTAACGATTAAAATAATAATTCTCATAATATTCCCCTTTCGATTAACAGTTACTAAAGATTTGGATAAGATAATACAATACATCACTTCTTAGGATTAGATAAAACATTGCAATTACATAAGCTGCAAATGCACCACAAGCTAACCAGAAGATTCTGTCAAAAATATCCATTTCAACTCCTTTCATGCTAATATCTATCTTTCGTACACCATTATACTCAATTAGATAGTTAGCTAGTGTTTTGTTCTTTACTTTTCGCATACATAGTATCCATTATTAGTAAAATCATGAGTGTAATTGTCTTGTTGTAGAGCTTCATGCTTTGATACTTGTTTGAGTTTGCCTAATGTTTGAGCAGTTCCATCATTTAAGTATATCAATGTTGCTTTTCTGTGTTTATCTATACATAGTACTGATTCTTGAGCAAAGGATTGAGCAATTTTGTGCAACTCTGCAAATGAGTCAAGATCTGGACAGTCAACATATAAACTCAACTCTTTCCTACCTTTATAGCAACCTTCAACCTCTTTAAAGATAAACCCTTCAGTTTCCAAGTCTCTTTTAAGGTGTTCGTGCGTTATTCTGTTGCCCGATTCGGTACAATCCTTAGTATAAGCACTAATTAGTACAAATGGTCGATGTAATTGGTCAATGTTATTCATAGTTTAACTCCTTGGTTAAAGTTTAATTAATAAGCCTCACTTACATTACATATAAATAAATTAATATCATCTCTCTTTAGTACTTCCTTAAGTTGTTGTTTTAAATTAGCTGTAGTTTTAAACTCTATATCTATTTTAATTATATCATCATATTGTCTATGATAGGGCGCATCTTTTACACATACACAAGCTCTAATATCCAATTCAGTCTCACTAGTAACCATAACATCACATGAGAATAGAACACTTGCTTCACTGTCTTCTTGTCTATAATTCCAGAATTTTTCTAAGTCTTCTTGACTCCATGTATCCAAATCTGTACTTAGATCATGCTCTTTAGCGAATGTTTCAGCATCATAGTCAAAATACTCCTTGAGAGCGTTATCTGCATTTTTAAAACCAGTACCCTCAATTTCAGCGTCATCTTGTGACTTATAAGATATAGCCCCAAGTCCACCTTTATTATGTGAATATGCCCTGAAACCATCATAACTGCGACATTCAAGTGGCTCAATTCGCTCTTGATTATATCCTAATTCACTTAGGAAATCGCCAATACATTTAACTATTTTATTAGCTCTAGTTTCCGTTAAATCTAAATCTTCTACTTTTAAGACATGTAGTTCATTCATACCAACTCTCCTTTCAAGTTATTTAGATCATAAGTAGTCTCAGTCACTTGGCCGTCATAAGTCTTTAGTCTAATACTAATTTTATGTGTCTGTGGATCGTGGTAGGTTGATAGTATTTGGCATCCGTCTGCTTTTAGTCTTTTAAGTAGTGTGTTAATCTTTTGTATTTTGTTCATAATAACCTCCATTAAGTTACATTAACATGGTTTGACTTTATTGTCAAGTGTTATTTTTGCCTTAATCAGCATTTAATTATATGTATTGCATATTGTGTGCCAAGTGTAAGTCGTTGTAATCATTAGATGGTGATTTATAGTGGTGACAATTTGTTGTACACTTTTTATGTTTATAGCTGTATAAATGTATGATATAATTATGTATATATACGTATGTCAATAAAATATACATAGTGTAACAAATATAGTCATAAATAATGCTTTAGGATTTGACAAACGCTTAAAAATATGTTATATTAATAGTATAGTATAAACATCCGATGGAGGAACGAAGTGAACGACGTAAAGAATATAAATGATGTGAGTAAGAAGACACTTGAGGACATCAAGAAGAGATACAATATTAATGATACAGAGATTCCACATGTTAAGAAGTTGTTATGGAGACTTAAATGTAAACTGCCTCGTATGAGCAGTTCAACTAAACAAATATATGCTTCACTTAGGGGTTTGATTCGATGTGGGTATGAGTTAACACCTAAACAGTTTAGTTTATTGGAGACATTAGCTAATAAGAGTACATATACTACTAAGTGTGGTGATTCTGAGATACTTACTAATCGTAAGAAGAGTACAGTCGAGTAATGATATAAAGCATTAGGTTAGTATACTAGTACGCGTATGATAACGTCAAGTCAATTGTAAGTATATAATGATTTCATTTGTAAGCTCAAATAGCTATTAACGTTTTGTGGTATATATGTTAATATCGTACTAAGTCATTAACGTTTATGTAAATAATGCTTGACATTCAGTCGAGTGTGTGTTATTATGTAGTTAGTAAGTAACTTATTTCCTGCAACCTACAGGCAGAAGTCAAACTTGAGGTCTTTTTCGGTTGTGAATACATCCGTCATCGGTTTTGAGGGGATTACTCGATGTCAAACAAAATCCCCGTACTACTAAGGAGTTGTTATGTTAATATTTAAGTTATGTTTACTATCAGTGCCTTTTATACTTGTAGCTTTAATGATATTGACTATGATAATACTAATAAGATTAATATTTGATAGAGTGTAAGGAGTTGTTATGAGTGATAGAGTATTTATATTCCTTTTAAAATGTTATTGTTATTTCATAGTTACTGTGATAACATCAAGTCTGATATTGTTAGCGGTTATTAACTAAGGAGTTGTTATGCATGATGTTATAATAATATGTTGGTTTATATTTTGTTGTATAGGTATTCTATTATTGTGGATAGCGCCTAAGTAGTCAACTACTATAACTAGTCGTTACAGGTAACCAGAGGAGTTGTTATGTATGATAAGTTACTTGAATGCCTTGCTATGCCAAACTGTATGATTATAGTTATAATTATTGGGTTCATAGGCTATATACTAGAACATGTCCTTTACTAGTTGCTACAGGTAAGCCTACTCCCTCCCCACACTCACCTTCACTGCGCTCAGGATACCCACCTCAAGCCCTCAGATCTCACCACAACTACAGCACACAAGCGCACACCACAACCAAACGTCCTATCTATACTATATAAGTAATACTACTAAGGTATGGCAAATAGTGCTTGTTTATGCCGAATATTAGTACAGCCGCAGGCACTGCGTAGCAGTAGTATAATGCTTAGTGGTGCGTAGAGTGAGATGAGCAGGTGGGGGGGTAGGGGTTGGTTTATTGTTGGGGTTGTGGGGGGTACCCTCCTTCGTAAATTCACAAAAAAAAGCAGAATATGCTCACATCCTAAGCAATTAGCCCTACTCAGACTTGACACCTCTCCTAATGCATGTTATAATACTAATAGGAGTACAAAATAACATGACAGAAGAAATTAGAATAGATGTAAGTCCAGGCGAGTCAGTAATAGATGCGGCATTTAAATGGCATAAAGATAATCCAAATATAACAATAATACATGTATTGTTCGGAATTGGTTACGTGATCTTAATAATTAAAAAGTAAAAGGTTGACTTCTACTTCACTATATGCTATACTAGGTATATTGGCCCGTTTTGGTAGTTTTGGGGCTTGTAGAAAACTGCCATTTAAAGGAGACTAAATGAACCAAAACGATTATATACCAAGACAAGCACTTATAGACGACATAAAAGATTTCCATAAAGATCATGAAGCAATGGACACCTATATAAAGTTAAGTACTTATGAATATTTACTTCCTATAATCAAAGATCTTATCTGTTTTATAGGTACTGAAGAAAAATTAACATATGATCTCTCCTTCATGTATGATAATATGGTTTTAGTTCTAGTATCTGTTTTAAAAGAAATAGATATATTTAAAGAAATAACAATAAATAAAGATAACTATTTAATAATTAAGTCGAAGGAGAACTAAATGAAATGCCACAAATGCGGATCTACCGAGACAATAGAAAAGTTACACTGCTGGATATGTGCTGATTGCCGCGTCATTATAACTTATAAGTAGTTCAACCGAACTAGTATATAGTACACAGTATACTGTAAATAAAACTTGACATTATAACAGTTTTGTGTTACAATCACTATAAAGGAGTAACTATGCAAAAACTAGTAGGAAAAACAACATTTTTTGACGACCAGGAAGTAGAAGTATATTACTATGATAAGTATATAAATGAGCTATTAATATGGAATGAAGAGATGGGTCTTAAGTGGATAACTGGTTCTGAGTATCAAGAAAAAAGGTGTGGTATTAACGAAGGATGGAAGCAACTAGAAAACGTAGATAAGATGTTGAATTCTAAAGTAAAAGTACCTAATTTTAAGTAGTTGTAATTGTTAACAATGTGAGGTGAGAAATGGGCGAAGATTTAGATGATATCTATGAAGAAGTAAGTAAAATAGTAGAAGAGGTGACAGGCAGAAATATACGTGATACTAAACCAGAAGTATATGTAACAGCTATACGAAATGCACTAGTATCTTTAAAAAAGAAAGCTTGTAAGTGTTTAAGAAAGTGTGATATTAAATGAGAGATAATACAGGTAAGTTTATTAAAACATCAGATGCAGAAGAAGAAGCTATTTTAGCTTGTGAAAAATATAAAAACAGTAAAGGAGTAAGTGTATGATTATAATAGCAAAAAGCATGTATTTCGGCATACCAGGTAAAACTAAATCAGTAGCGCAAGCAAAAACTAAACTAATGCGCAAATTTGCCGTAGTAAAACACGGAGATAATAATTACATCAAAGCTCCAGGAGAAGCTACTTCTACAGGTGCATATATGTTTGATTTTACTCTGGATAATCCTGTAGGTATTACCTTTAAAGATCTATTTGAGATATACAATAGTATACCTAAAAACTTAATGGATGAGTATAAACAAGTACTTAAGTCTATTGAGGAAGTAAATCCTGATTTAGATGATGATGAGAATGTTGGCGAAGAAGGCACTGTATCAGATCAAAAGTATTGGTTCCTTAATATGAAGAAACAAGAGTATGAAGGATTTATTGAAGAATATCTTAACAATATCAGAAAAGAAGCTGAAGAAGAACGCGAAGATGTCATGAAAATGATCGAAGAAGGTGAAAATGCTAAAAAAGATAGTAAGTAACTTATTATTAATTACCACTGCCGTATTATTTATAGTATTATTCAATGCCATAGTGTGGACAGTATTTGTAGAAACTGGTAAAATTATTAGAGAAAATGGTGGAATTGTGCATATAGAATAAACTTGACTTTACTACACATATGTGGTATAATATAGACATAGTGGAAGGAGAAATCACTATGAGGTACCAAACTCTCAAAAGGCCCTGACGTATTTCCCATAAACATCCATACTTTCGGATTGGGACGAATTAGGGCCTTTGCTTTAGGAGGTTAATATGGCTAATGGTTTCTATGCTTTCTATGGTGGTTGGCTAGATGAATTAGATGATGATCTACTGGATGAACTAGATAAATTTGGAGTTATTAAACCTTCTAGTGAACCTTACGTTGCGCCAGATATAGTAGGAACAAAGAAATGTGAATGTGGAGCTGAATCAGTAGGATCTAAAATACACAGTGACTGGTGTCCTAAATACGAGAAGAAATATGCGAACTAAAATATTCTTCTACTCTGACCCTCACTTCTGGCACGAGAACATAATACACTACTGTAAAAGACCTTTTGATAATGTAGTAAGGATGAATGAAGAGTTAATAAAGAGATATAACTACTTGGTCCAAGATAATGATATAGTTTACTTTCTTGGTGATATTGGATTTGATAAGTATGATAGACTTGGACCTATCTTTAAAAGACTTAAAGGTAAGAAGATATTGATTCGTGGCAATCATGATAAAGCTAGTAAAACCTTTTATAAGTCATTAGGATTCTTTGATGTACTAGATTCAGCCAGAATAACTTTAGGGAAAAATACCAGAGTTAATTTACAGCATTTTCCAAGTAGAAATTTTAGAGAAATGCTATCTGTGCTTAAGTGTTATATGTTTAATGATAGTAGAAGAAGACCTTTCAGGCAACGTTGGAATAGAGTTAAGAAAGAATTTAAAAGGTATTCAGACTTTAATCAGAGTAAGAAATACTTTACACTCTGCGGCCATGTCCACGAACGTTGGAAATTTAGAGGTAAGAATATTAACTGTTCCGTAGACCAATGGAATTTTAAACCAGTATCAGCAGATGTGATATTAGGTATTATCCAGAAGGAGGACAAGAAATGAAACCTAAAGCAATAGTGCTAGATATTGATGATGTCTGTCTAAATTTCTGTCACGTACTTATGCAACTAAGAAGAGGACTATTTGGAGTCAGCGAGAACGTAGATCAATTAAAGGAATGGAAACTGTCAGCAGAACAAGCAGAAACATTTCAATCATACGAATCTTGGATATATGCCAGAATGCAACCAAAAAGAGGAGTTAAGAAAGCTCTTAGATTAGCTAGAAAGAAAGGTTATTATATAATACTAATGACAGCACGAAGTGATGAGTTTAGAACTGAGACAGTAGCTAGTTTAAGATATCATGGAATAATTAGTGATGAAGTACTATTTAATAAGAACAAATCTTTAAAGATTAACAGATTACAAGAGAAATTTGATATAAAAGTATTTGTCGACGATAAGCCTTATACAGTAAATAAAGTTAGTACAGAAACTAATGTTCCAAATATCTATATTATGGACATGCCGAGCAACAGAGAAGTAGAGTTTGATAGTAAAGTTAAAAGAATTAAATCCTTAACAGAAATGGAGATATAATGTCACTAAAGAAACCAGAAGATGACAATCTAAAGTTTGATCACGGAAAACTTAGAATGGATCTATTTCCAGTAGAACTGATAACTGAATGGTCAAAACCAGCTACGTATGGAATAACAAAAGGTTATAAAGAAGAGAGCTGGAAAGATGTAGACATTAAAAGGTATAAAGCTGCTTTTCTTAGACACCACGTAGCCAGCGAAACAGGAGTATATTTAGATGAAGAAGGAAATGAACACAAATGTGAAAAGATTGATGGATTATATATAGATCACGAATCTACAATACCACATAGAACTATGGCCTTTTGGAACTATAGTGTAATACTATATTTAGAAAAATATAAAAAAGAATAGAGCTTGACAAACTCGACATGATATGTTATAATTAGTAAAAGGAGACAAAATGCGAAATATATTAATTTTTATGTTAACATTATTTATGAGTTTTAGTGTATTTTCTAAAACATTAACTCTTACTAAAAAGAATTCAGTCCTATTAAGTGGTCCAATTTATGGGAGCAATACTGCTAAGGTTATGAATAAATTACTCAAATTAGATAATATAAAAACTGATGAACCTATTTATTTAATACTAAGTTCTCCAGGTGGTTCTATTAATACTGGCTTAGAGTTTATTGAACTTGCTAAGAACTTAAGAAGACGAGTAGATACTATTGTTATATTTGCTGCTAGTATGGCTTTTATAATTCATGAGACATTAGGGACTCGTTATATAATTAATTATGGAACATTAATGGCACATAAAGCTTCTGGTGGATTTAGAGGAGAATTTCCCGGTCAACTAGATAGTCGATATAATTTCTGGAAAAATAGAATCAATCAAATTGATAAAGATATAGTAACCAGATTAAATAAATACACCCTTAGTCAATGGAAGAATATGTATGAAAATGAATATTGGATTAATGGATATAATGCTGTAGAAAAAGGAATGTCAGATAAGAAAGTAAAAGATAGATGCGGAAGAGGACTAAAAAGAATTCGCATAGAAACTTTTCTATTCTGGGGATATACTTTTAAAATTAAATGGTCCACTTGTCCATTAATTACAGAGCCTTTAGATATTAAAGTAGTTAGTCCAGACAAGACAACTGAGCAAAGAGAGGCTTTAACTAAAGTTGTTAATATGTATAATTATAAGAACTGGTCAACAGATGAGATTAGAAAGATAAACAAATTTAACTACAGCCCGGGAGAATAATATGAAGAAAACCAACACAGGCCCAAAAGTATTAGTATACGATATAGAGACTGCGCCTATGTTGGCGTATGTCTGGGGATTGTGGGACCAGAATGTAGGTCTTAGTATGATCAAATCTGATTGGCATATCTTAAGTTGGTCAGCTAAATGGTTAGGTGAAAAGAAAGTAATGTATGCAGATCAAAGGGAAGCTAAGAATATAGAGGACGATTCAAGGATATTAGCGATGATTTGGCAATTGTTAGACGAGGCTGATATAGTAATAACTCAGAATGGTAAGAAGTTTGATCAAAAGAAATTAAACGCTAGATTTATTCTTAATGGATTTAAACCAACTAGTCCCTATAAGCACATAGACACTTTAGAGATAGCTAAGAAACATTTTAAATTTACTTCTAATAAATTAGAATATATGACAGATAAATTATGTAAGAAACATAAGAAACTAACTAAGAGAAAGTTCTCAGGATTCTCTCTATGGTCAGAGTGTATGAAAGGTAATAAGAAAGCTTGGAAAGAAATGGAAAAGTATAATAAATTAGACGTTACTTCATTAGAAGAATTATATAATAAATTGATACCTTGGGATAATAGTGTAAACTTTAATCTGTATAGAGATGATGAAGTTAATGAGTGTAAATGCGGATGTAGTGAGTTCAAGAAAAAAGGATTTGCTTACACACAAAAAAGTAAATTCCAAAGATATATTTGTACGAAGTGTGGTGCTAATTCAAGAGGTAGTGTTAATTTGTTTAGTACTAAAAAGCAGAAATCCCTAAATTGCAAGATAATTAATTAGGAGATACTATGAGAAAGAAAAGTTTTGAGAGTATAGAATTTTATATACAACATGGTATAGACGTAGAAAAAAGACGTATTACTTTAGATGAAGAAGTAGATGAATATTCAATAGGATGGGCCTTTAGAGGAATGCAAATAATGTTAGACAAATCCGAAGATCCTATAGATATCTATATTAGTAGTTTTGGTGGAAGTGTTTATGATGGTTTATCTCTTATAGGGTTTATAAGGCGTTGCCCCGCTTTAGTCAGAACGCATGCAATGGGAAAGATTATGTCTATGGCCTTTCTTATTTATTTAGCTGGCCACGAAAGATACTCAGATGAGTTTAGTACTTTCATGAATCATTCTATTAGTAGCATGGCTTGGGGTAAACTTCATGAGATGGAGACTGAGGTTAATGAATGTAAAAGACTTGAAGAATTATCTTTAGGATTATTAGAAGAATATACATTTAAAGATAAGAAATGGTGGAAACGCCAAAGTAAGTATGAAGATAAATATTTTGATAAAACAAAAGCTGTAGAATTAGGGATTGTAATAAATGAGTATTGATGATAAAAGTTTAGTAACAGTAATTAGTTCTTCTTTACTAGAACAAATATGCAAGATACCGGATGAAGTAAATGAACTAACAGAAGAAGAATTAATTGAGGAAGTGGGACCAAATAGAAATCTAAAGAGATTGAGAGCTAAGTTTAATCATGAGAGGAACGTAGCTCAATATGAGAATAGAAAGCTTTGTATATCTACAGTTTGTGATGGAGTTATACATCCTAATTATTGGACCAGGCTCACAGAAGATAAAACTAAATTAGCTTATATAACCAGACCATTAGCCTTAATTCAAGAAGAATTTCAAGTATTAGAATCAGATTTTATGGTAGGTCTTAGAAAAATAGCAGAACTAGATCCAACTAGATTACCTCTAGGGATGAAAGTAAGTGAGTGGCTAAATGCAGTTAAGATGGTTATAGACAGAACTGCTCCTATAGTACAGAAGATACATCAGTTAAACGAAAATAAGAACAATAAAAATGAACAACCTAAAGAGATAGAAGATATAAACGACAGGATAAAGAAATTAGAGGAAGATCTTGAAGAAAAGAAAAGACAATGAAGTAGCGGTCACTGAAGAGCGACTAAAGTATTTAGAACAATTAGAGAGTGAAGTTAAACTAAGTGAGATGAAGTATGAACTTCCTCATTTGTATTTACATAAATATTACCCCTGGCAAGATGAGTATTTTAAAGAAACAAATAGTCAATGCTGGTTAACTTGTGCTAATCAGATAGGAAAATCATCAGCTCAAATAATAAAGTGTATTATGTTAGCTACAAATAAGAAATTATGGAGTAAATACTTTAAAATAAGAACACCTAGTACCTTTTGGTATTTTTATCCCAAAAAAGGCACATGTACAGTAGAATTTAAAGAAAAATGGAAAAAGACATATCTACCAAAAGGGACAATGAAAAATGATCCTGTATATGGATGGAAAGAAGATATAAGGCAAAAAGACATCAATTGCATAGAGTTTAACTCTGGCATAACTGTTTACTTCATGTCCTATGAAATGAAAGACATACAATCTGTTACTGTAGATGCTATGTTTTGTGATGAGGAAATTCCAGAAGATATGTACGCTGAAATAAAAGCACGTCTTTTCGCTACAAGAGGTCCATTCTCGTGTGTTTTTACTGCTACTAAAGGTCAGGATTGGACTAAAAGGATAATAGAAGGTACAGGCGAAAATAGAGTTTTTCCACATAGTTGGAGAAGACAAATAAGCATGTATGATTGTCAATATTATACGGATGGAACTCCTACTAAATTCACTGATGAATATATTAATTGGGCAAAATCAGAATGTCCTACTGATTTAGAGATACAACGAAGAATATATGGAAAGTTTGTAATTTTAGGTGGTTTAGTATATACTGAGTATAAAATGTCTGTTCATTTTTTAAAATCACACCCTCTACCTTCTAACTGGTCAGTATACGCTGGTGTAGATATGGGAAGTGGAGGAGAAAACAATCACCCTGCAGCTATAGCATTTGTAGCCGTGAATCCAGAAAGAACTAAAGCTAGAATATTTAAAACTTGGAGAGGTGACTATATAACTACTACTGCTACCGATATTTTAGACAAATATCTTGAGATGTCAAAAGATATGAATGTAGTAAGAGCAGTTTATGATTATGCTGGTCAAGGTCAAGATTTTAAGGCCGTAGCTAACTCTAGAGGAATTCCTGTAGTTCCTGCAGATAAGAGACATAGAGATGAAGGTATAGATCTTATGAATGTTCTATTTAAAAACAACATGTTAGCTGTATATGATGTATATGATGGGACTAAATTAAATGATGAGCTAACAGCATTAAAACATGAAACCCCTAAAACTAAAGCAAAAGATGATTTAATTGATGCTGCTAAGTACATAATAAGAGAAATACCATTTGATTATTCTATATTAAACTTACCTGAACCTAAAAGAGAACACGTACATAAAGGTATAAGCGAAAGAGAAAAGGCTAAATTACGTGGACAAGGTATAGATATTGATGATGGTTTTACTGATGATTGTGAAGCTGAAGATATTTTATTGTCAGAATTAGATGAATTAAACCAATATCATGATATAGATGAAGATTTTTAATACTTAATATCTCCCAAAAAACTTAACTCATTGAAATCATTAATATTCATAAAGTAGTCATAGATTTGACAACTATGTTTTAATATGCTATAATAGTATCTATATGGTATTATTATACCATAAATTTGCCTGGGAGTCAAGAACTTTATGGAAAAAAAATCAATCAAATCAAAAAAAGAACACGATATAATAAAGATAATTGAGAAATGTGCTAAATGCAATGTACATAAGATAAAAGTTGGAGATATTGAGATAGAATTTAATAAATCAGAACAAGAAAAACCTAAAGTTATTAAAGCAATATCTGAAGACCCAGAATTCAATGAAGATGCAAAAAAACACAAAAAAGAAATTGAAGACTTCCATGATGGAATTCGCGAAGAAAATGAAGTACTTCTTGATTTTGACGCTCATGAAGAAAAAGCGATAAGACAAGCTATGGGAGATAAATAATGCCTGAAAAAACTGCTCATGATTTAGATCAAGATTTTATACAAGCCGAAAAGACTGATCATTTAGTACTAAGAGAAATGCGCCAAAACGTTAAATTAGTTAATGCTGATCATTATAGTCACCTTAATAAAGATAACAATAGAGTGAGACAGAGACTTAAAGTTAAAGGAAAACAACAACTTAGATTAACATTTAACTTTATACACAGGGTCAGGACTTTTTATACTAATAGAATATTTAATTTAGCTCCTGGCGTAGTTGTAGGACCTAGGTCTGAGAGTGAAATACAAGATCAAAAAGCTGCTGAACAACATGGATATGTATGGGATTATATTTGTAATACTCATAATATGAGAGATAAGTTAAGACGTTGGATTGATGACTTTTTTGATATTGGTGAAGTAGCTTTAAAATTATCCTGGAATCCAACATTAGGAAAACCTTATGCTGGTCCTGTTCAACAAGAAATGGAACAATCTATTGATGAAAATGGTAATGTAGCAGAAATTCCTATTGGTGAACCTTTTCAAGAAATGACAGTTCCTGGAGATATTGAATTTGAACGTATATTTGCGTTTGATTTATTTAGAGATCCAGCAGCTAAATCAATGGACGAAGCTAGATATCTTATCTGGAGAAAATTAGTAGATAAGAAAGAATTAGCTAAACAATATCCTGATGCTAATATTAAAGAGATTTCTGAAGATAGTTATGAAGATACATTTGTAGTTTTTAATACAAATAGTGGTAGTTACGAAAAGAGTAGAGAAACACAAGTATTAGTTAGAGAACACTATTTTAAACCAAGTCTAGTATACCCTAATGGTTATTATTACATAGCCACAAAAAATGACATATTAGCCGAAGGTGAACTTCCTGGTGGAATCTTTCCTATTATATGGAGAGGTTTTGATGAAGGTCAGACTAGAGCCAGAGCTTTTAGTTTAATTAGACAAATTAAATCACCACAAGCTGAAATTAATAGATGTTTAAGTAAAATAGCAGAACATCAGATAACTTTAGGAGATGATACAGTTTATATTCAAAAAGGTACACAAGTAGCTCCTGGAGGATACGTTAATGGACAAAAAGTTGTTAAACATACAGGACCACAACCATTTGTTTCCCAGGGTCGTAGCGGTGAACAATATGCGAACCATTTGCTTAGAATGGTCGAATGGATCGAAAAAATTGCTGGCATCGACTTATTTAGTGAGAAGGCAGGTGGTCAGGATGCTTGGGCTCAAGTACATAAAGGATTAAAAGAAAAAGAAAGATTCTCTAAATATGGAGAGAAAATAGAAAGTATGTTAAAAGAAGTATGTGAAATGTGTTTACAATTATATAAAGCTAATTCTCCTGATGAACTTTTGGTAAGAGTATTTGGTAGGAAAGAAATACCTAATTTAGAAGAATTTAGAAATGTAGACAACCTAGCTTATCAAATAAGAGTAGATCCAGGTAATAAGGATGCTGATGAGCAAATGAGAGAACAATTAGTAGCTAATACAATACTTCAATATTCACCAGATATGCCCTCAGAACAAAGAGCTTTATTAATTAGAAATATGCCTCTTGGTGGTAATAATGAGGACTTTGAACAGGAGTCTTTAGCTAAATATGATCAAGCTAAGAATCTTGCTTTAGCTATAGAAAGACCTAATTCACCTTTACCTAAAATAAACAATTACGTAGATAAAGACTATGTAAGGAATTATTTAGTAACACGTAGAACTAGACCTGAGATGGATTTTCTACCACCAGAAGTTATACAGAAATATGATATTACTATAGCTGAATTAGAGAAACTAAAAGCAGAAGAAGTTAGAAATGAACAAGCCTTAAATGCAGATTTTATACCAATAGGTGGTGATCAAATAAAATTAGATATATATCAAGAAGTTCCTGCTTCTGGAGGAGGTACTAAATCAGAGAGAGCAACCATAAGCCAACAAACTTGGTTTTGGTTAAAAGATAGACTTGAATCACAACACGGTGTTCAACAAGACCTTGATCTCGCAAATGATGCGGACGTAAGTAATATGGGAAAATTGTTTGAAGGTTAAGCGCAACTTAATCTATTATATTAATTATAAAGTAGTCGCAAGCTACGAAAGGAACTCAAATGAGTAAAGATGAATTTGGAACATTTAATGACATGGTTAATGACATTGCTAGCGCCGCCGGTGTTGGTGATGACAATGTAGATTCATTAGACGAAATCAATGAATACAGCGAAGTTGTTAAAGAAGCTAAAGAAAAAGACGTCGAAAGCGTTGAAGTAAAAGAAGAGGTTTCAGAGCCTGACGTAGAGTTAAAAGAAGAAATAGTAGAAGAAGTAAAAGAAGAAGTAGACGAGAAACTCGAACTCGAATCTGAAGAAAAAGAGGAACAAGATCAGTCGCAAACTGATGAGTCCGAAAAGTATGAACCTAATTTTAAGTACTCTGTTAGAGGCGAAGAGAAAGAAATTCCTGAGTATCTAAAGAGTTCTATAGTTAACGTCGAAAGCGAAACACAAATTAGGGATATATTGACTAAGGTAGATGGAATTGATGGAATTAAAGAAGGCAGAGATAAAGCTCTTTTAGAACGTGATGAAGCTAAAGATATTAATGTACAGCATGATGAATATTATGATGGTCTTAACTCTCTTATTAAAGGTAAGGATTGGGATAATTTTTATAAACAAGCTGGAATCACTGAAAATGATATTCTTGATCACGCAGAAGAATTATTAAAAAGAAAAGAATTAACTCATGCTCAACAAACATCTATTCAAAAAGATGCTGAAGTTAGACTGGAAAATATCCACACAAGTAATACAAATAACTCAATACAAAAAGAAAATGGTGAACTACAAGATAAAATAGATAGACTAGAAGTTGAAACTGTTTTTAATAGAGAAGAAGTAGTAAGAGCTGAAAAGTTATTTGACGAAAGATGTGGTACTCCTAATAGTTTTAGACGTGCAGTAGGCGAAATTGGTAACTCTGCATATAATACTAAGAATAGATTATCAGTTCTTGAAGCTTGTCAAGAAGCGATTAAAAGATATGATATTAAAGATAATGTCGCAGCTCCCGCAACTACAGAATCTAATAATGTTCCGAAAGAACATAAACAAGTTGAAGGAGTAGAAAAAAGAGTAATAGTTAGAGACGTAAAACATATACCATCAGCTAAGCATAATGCATCTAAAACTCCAGTAAAAAGAGTTATTAAAGATGTAGATGCTTTTGTAAAATATGCTGATGAGTATTTATCAAACCAAAATTAAGGAGATAAAAAATGGCAAGTACTATTGTACAAACCTTCTCAGATTTAATGAAAGCTTACGAGCCTCACATGCTTATTAGAGCATCTTTGCCTAAGTTTAGTTATCTTTGGAAGAATTTAAGAAAAGACAAAAGTTGGTTCGCTGGACAAGTTTATTATGTACCATTTGAATCAGGTGAAGCAAGTAACGCTTCTCTTGGATCATTAACAGACGAAGACGAGATTACAGAATCTCAAGTACAAAAAGGTAGTATTAGTACACAACCTGAAATGTACAACGCTATGGTTTTTAATCATAAAGATTTAGACAGTGATAATCCAAAAGCTTCTTTTATGAAGTTGTATCCACAAAAGCTAAGACAGTTTACACAATGGATTTCATCTTTACTTTCACAACAGCTTTTAAATGGACCTGCTATTTCAGCAATGCTTCCAGTAGCTGATGGTGGAGTAGATCCAGTAGCTGATGATGGCGTTATTTATTTTAAATACCCTGAAAGACTTAGGGTTGGACAAAAAATAGCTTTACATGATGATGTTAAAAATCTTATTCAAGATGCATACGTAAAAAGTATAGTTATTTCTAGTGGTGAATGTGTTGTATGTTCAAATATAACTTTAGCAACTGTTTTTCAGTTCTCTTCTACTGCGGCTTTACAAATTACAGCAGCTAACAATGGTGCTGCTTATATTCCTGGTGGAGATCCAGTAACAGCTAATAACTTTACAAGTTTAAGTTCTATCTTTCTTCCTTCAGGGATTGGTGATGGATCTGCAAGTCTTTATGGAATCACTAAAACATCTTATCCTTTTCTACAATCTGTAGCTTTGGATGGATCTGCTATTGATGAAGACAACATTCTTGATGAACTTATGGATAATTTTTCTGAAGTTTCTAGGCTTGGACAAGGTAACCCTAGTGTTATGTTAATGTCTATTAAGCACGCTAATTCTATTAGTAAACTTATCAAAGAAAACTTTAGAGGATCTTACACAGCTAGTCCTCAGAAAAAAGTTGGTTTTGGTCAAAAATCATTTATGATTAGTGGACCTGAAGGCGATATCGAAATAGTTTCAATTAGAGAAATGAATAACGACCTTATTTATATTATCGATTGGGCTTCTTTAGTATTTGCTGGTTCTAAGTTTTTTGAACCAATGGATTACGGTACAGATAGAAACTTTTATGTTAAGAGAGCAACTACAGGCGTAAAATATATCACAGATTTGAAATTTTACGGAGATCTTGTATGTATAAACCCAAGTCATAACGGTATTATTTATAGTATTAGTTATTAAGTGAAATAAGGAACAAGGGAGGGTCTTTTGGCCCTCCTAACCAATGCCTTTAGCTGACAGAGTTGGTACAGGCATTTAAATAAAGAAAGGAGGCCGTATGGCCTTATCAGATAGACTTAGATCTTATTTAAATAGTATGAATAGTTCAGCTAAACAAGCTAGACTAGGAGATAAAATTAAAGCACTACAAGTGTCTATAGTGGCAGTTGAAGATGCAGACACAAGTTCAAGAGAAGAAAATGTAGCAGGATTAAGTTCTGCAATAGATTTAGCAAATGATATTAAAAGTGTTATTAATGTACATTATGCAGACACGGGTAGTGGCGGGGAAGAACATAAAGCAGCTACAGTAAGTGCCGCTATAACAGCAGCAGATGCTTCAAGTATTGCTACTTTAGTAACATTAATCAGTGCAATACAAGATTCTTACGTAGCACATGATGATGATGCCGATGACGTAACTCCAACAGATCATATAGCTCAAGGCGGTGGAGATGCTCTTGCAAGTGCTTCTAACCCAACTAACTTACAAACATGTATAACAGTATCTAATGACATTAAAGCAAAATTAGATCTACATATGGCTGACGCAACTGCACATACTGCTGGTGATTCACCTTCAGTTTCAGAATCTGATGCAGCTTATGCAGCGGCTAACTTTTTTCCAGTATCTGGTGTTTTAGCTGGAGATCTTGTATCATTCAGTATCTTAGATAGTGGAACTGGAACTGTAACTGGCGTAAGTGCTGTGGCTGGAGCTGCTGGCATTACCGTAACATTTAGTGCAGATCCTCAGAATGATGCTATTATATCTTATGTAATATATAGAGCTGTATAAAATGACTAATAAAGAAAGACTTGCAACAATAGAAGCCTACCAAGTTGATATGAAAGATGACCTTTCATACATAAAATTTAATATGGTAGATAGAGGAACAGTAAATATTTTAAAATGGGCTACTGGTATAATAGGTAGTATAGCTGTTACTTCTTTAATTATGGCAGCAAAGTTAGGTTAATTTTAATTGGGGGCGTAAAAACCCCTACTTTAAGGAGAAATAAATGGCAGTTAAGCATTTGAATTACAAGAGATCATGGGGAGCAGTAAGTCTTTTAGATGCTACTAGTGATCCAGTAGAAATAACAAACACATTTGCAGTTTTAGGTGGAGTAGGTAACGTAAAAGGAGTTAAATCACTATTTGTATGGTTAGACATAGATGTAAATTCTAGTACTGATGTACAGATAAAAGCTTTAACTGGTTTTACTAGTACTAATATTAATTATCAACTTCCTATAGAGACTGCTAGTGCTTCCAAGGTTGATGTTCAGGCGCAGGTACACGAATTTCCTGATGCAGATAATAAATTTGTAGTTGAAATACCTTTAAATGAAGGAATTTCTTATGTCCAACTTTATGTAAAAGACGCCGCTACTGGATCTGGGCAAATAGAAAGCGCTTATGCGACTTTTAAAGTTAAACAAAGGAAAGCATAATGAGTAATAGAATAGGAACAGGACTACCTAATTATAGGATATTTTCTTGTGCTAATTACACGTCAACAGGCGGAAACGCAGTAGAAGATTTTTCTATAACTGGTGTTTTAGCTTCAGATAAATGTTTTGTAGTAATAACAGATGACGGAACAAATAATGTATCCGTAGTTACGGCTATATGTGGAACAGATAAAGTTACTGTAACATTTAGTGGAGATCCAGGTGGAGATCTAGATATAAATATTTTGGTAATAAGGTAAATATGTCTAGTGCTTGTAGTTATAGAGTAGGAACATTAACAGGAGGAGGAGTAATACAACCATTAGGATGGGGTTGGCAAGATTTCTCTACACCTGGCGGAACAAGTTTAACTCTTACTGCAAATGAGAATGGTAATAATGTTACTTTTAACTCAACAAAAATAATATCTAGTACTGCCGTTATAGTTAGAAAAGATAATCCTGATTCTTTTGCTTATAGCGGCGCTATTAGATTGTTTAGTACTAAAATAAGTGTGTCTAGTCACACAGCAGACAGCATTACTTTAAATGCTATACCTCACGCAAGTTGGGGTGATTTACGAGTATATTATCTTTATAATTATGGAGTATTACCAATCAATTATACGTTGGCTCCTAAATTCATAAGAAATACTAACATAGTTGAAATTGATAATCTATTCGTAACAGAAGAAGAATTCGCAGCTCAATTTCCTTTAGATCATACAAATCCTGCAGATGTTATGAATACTGGAACTAAAACTCATGTAGAAATAGATGATCATATTACAGATACAATAATAGATGACCACACTCAATATGCACTTCTTGATGGAAGAAATTCAGATATTTTAAAGATTGGCGCTATCAATGAAGTTAATGCAGATACTGGTGTTACTGTTGAAGATAGACTATTTCCAGATGTATTTATCGATTCAAAAGAACCTACAGGTTTTAATGCAGCAGCTACAAATAAAGGAAACCTTTCTTTTAATGACGGCAATAGAACTTTTACTCATAGTTTAAGTGGCGGTCAACCATTCGATCTTTGGATATATGGAAAAAGGTTTGTAAAATCAGCATCCGAAACCTTGGTTATTAGTGACGTAGAAGGAAAACATTATGTTTATTATGACGAAGATGGAATTTTACAAGAATCTGTCAATCCAGACATTGTAACTTTATTTATTTTTTTAAAAACAGAAGCTTTTGTAGCTCTAATATATTGGAATGCTACAGACAATGAACAGGTTTGGTTTACTGATAAACGCCATGAAAATCAAATGGACGGTGCGACACAAGCATGGATAGCTTTTATTGAAGGAACTCAAGCTGTTCTAGGTGGAGTTCTTTTTGGTTTTTCAGTAGATGGAGATGGTAGTAATAATAATCACGCTAAATTCACTGTTTCTGGAACAGGTTATATAGTTGCTGATCTGCCAGGCATTAGTTTTGGAGGTTCCACCGGTCAAGCAATATATAGAACAGGATCTTTTTCTTATTGGAGAAAAATACAAGAATCTGGTTATTTCGTTGTAACTGATACAACAGCAGGAGTAGGTTCAACTGGAAGACTTGTTTATAATAAAAAAACTGGCTCATCTTGGGGACTTTCAACAGTAACAGATGGATATTTTGTTAATTGTCATATTGTAGTATATTTAGGTGCATCTGGGTCTAACTTTGGTTCAGTTATTGGATCTAACGAATATGCTACATTAGAAGAAGCAAGATTAGGTATTGCAGATGAAATATTTAATATGTCCACCAGCATACTTCCTGATCCAGAGCATACATTTTTAGGAACAGCAATATTTCAAACATCTAGTGGTTTTACTAATGATGTTAAAGCAATAGTTGCGTCTACAGACTATGGTGAAGACTATATGAATTTGTTACCAGCAGATTTTAATGGAACACATTCACCTATTCCTCACTATTTATTCAATAATTTAGATAATGATGATCATTATCAATATGCCAAACTTTCAGGGAGAGATGGTGATGAACTTTTAATAGATGATATTAATGAGTTTACAGCAGATCACGGTATTGATATTGAAGGAACAAATCTTAAAGATAAGCATATTAAAATTGGTGATGGAACAACTTTTTTAGATTTTTATTCAAAAGAAGGCGATATATATTCAGAAAATGGTAAAGCTTTTTTAGGTAATGGTATAAATGTCAGAGCAGAACAATATGGTATTGCATTTCAAGCAAGAGAATCTAGTCCCGCAAAAACATTATCATATGCTGGGATAGATGCTACTTTTACAGCTGCTACTAAAACTATTACAAAAATAGGAGAGACATTTGTATCAGATGGAGTACTTGCTGGAGATTTTGCAGTTCTTACTTCTGGTATTGATGCTAGTCTTAATGATTATACTGGTGCAACTGGTGAGATATTAGAAGTAACAGAGACAACAATTGTAATCAGTGCTGCGTCAGCTGGAGCTGGTCCATTTTTTGATCTTACAGAAGTCGGTTTTGTGGTTATAAATGAACCTATATTTAGTGTTTTAGATAATGGTGATATCCATATGAATATAGGCCCAAGTCCAGAAGCGAGATTACATATAGAATCTGAGACTGGTGCGAACATTCATGCTATTGATGCAGATATATTTGCTGGTATTGATGGACACGCTGGCTTTAATATGGACTTTGATGCTGATGATAAAAGTGGAACAACTGGATTTGAATTAAATTATAATGCCACACAATTTGATAATGAAGGAAAATTAGGTCAAGGTTTTAGAATTAATGTAGATAATACAGGCGCAACTGCTGGTGATTTTCACGGAATGGAAGTTTCTTTAGCAGATCCATCAAATACAGATGTAGAAGTTGAAGCTATTGCTACTAATCAAGGCGTAGCTCCAATAGCTCAATATTTAGCAGAAGCTGCATCATTAGATGTTGGATATGTATATGATGCTTCACTGACAGCTTATACTGATAGAACCACAGAGTTTGATTCAGCAGTAAGCGACATACAAATATTTGCAGAAAACGACGATCAGATTTTATTAGCAGCAACAGCTAAATTTTCAATTTCAACAATAGCTCTAGCTGTTAATAGCAGTCAAAGCATTATTCCAACGTTTGAATATGTAACAGATGCCGGAGCTTGGGTTTTATTTAGTGCATCAGATGGAACTAATGGTTTTACTCAACCTGGATCTATAACGTGGGAAAGCGATGATTTAACAACATGGGGTCAAAGAACTGTAAATGAAGTGACTGGTGATGCAGGAGCTGTAGATTATTATTGGATAAGGATAACAAGAAATAGAGCTGTCATAAGTCCTAATGTTCCAACAGAAAGTATTATAGGAATAAGTACAGCGGGAGCTAAATTTGAATGGGACTCAGTTGGTAATATAAATTGTAATACTATAGCAGTATCAGATGGAATAACTGAACCAGATACAATAGTTGGGCAGGGTATCATTTATGTAGATAGTGCTGATGGTAGTCTAAAAATAAAATTTGGTGATGGGACAGTAAAGACAATAGTTACTGATTAAATAAATATTTGGCGCAAGTTAAGCGAAGCGTAAGGAGGAATTAATGGCACGAGATGGGTATGGAGAAGAGAAACGAAAACAGTTTGAGAACTTAACAACTGTTGAAAGAGGTGCTACTTCAGCACTAAGTGGACGTAAAGTCTACGACACTGATTTAGATAGAATATTTGTAGGAGATGGTTCCAATTGGAAGGAAGTCGCTAACACAGATGATTTATCTACTGATTATTTAGAGGATAATTTTATATCTAATATTAAAGAAGCTACAGCTAATACTTCTTTAACTGATACTGCAGCAACTAATCCTATGAAAAATACCTATGGATTAGAAGGATTAAACTTTGCTGATTTAAATTATAGAGTGGGAAGATCTAGAATAGAAGTTTATAGTATTATATTAACGGATGAATTTTTAGATGGGAGTCCTACTTATAAAATAGCTGCTGGATGCGGCCCTAAAGGATTTAGAGATCATGTTAGATTTGTAGGACCAGGATGGGTTAATGTAGTATCCGCTGCGGCTGGAGCACATGTACAAACAACAGTAGACGGAGATTACATTTTAGTTACTGGTATTATGGATGATTTTTCGATACTAGTAGCTCCTCACGCAAATGCTCCTGATGATGTAGATATAGTAATAGATGGAGTAGATACTGGAACTGATTTATCTTTAGTTCAATCTTCTGGTTTATTAACTTATAATATAAGACCTAACGTAATAATTGCGGATAGTTCTATTAGAACTGCTTTAAGTTCAGTAGATTTACATACAGTAAAAATCACTAATAGCGATAGTGGAGCTGATTTAACAATGAATATATGTGGTTTTGAACTAATAGTAGAAACTGCACAAGAACAAGCCGGAAACGCTTTTATTGGAGTAACAGATACTCCTTTTACACAAGAAACCGTAATAGATCCTACTCTATCAAATGAGATGGGAGGACTATCATATAGATATATAGATCCAGCAGACAGTACAAGAAAATGGTCTACGAGAGAAGGAACTGATTTATCTACAACGCTAAGTGCTGTTTTTAATAATGGAACTAATTCATTAACAGTAGCAGATTCAACTGGATTTGTTGTAGATGATTTAGTTATAGTAATAGATGATTCATTAGGATATGACATTACAGAAATATTTAGAGTAACTGTAGTACCTGATGGAACTCATCTAACAGTACAAGATAACGCTTCTCATTTGGATAGAACAGGTGCGGGACATAATTTTGCTTCTGGAGAAGTTGTTAAATTTTACGGGAAATGTGATACTGCTATAGATCATAGTAATGAAGTAATAGTTAGAAGTTCTCATCCTAGAAGATTTGGAGCAGGGGACTCTGGTGATTGGCAAATTTCAGCAGAGGGTTTTGCAGCAGTTAGTTTTTCTTTAGATGATGGCAGTACTTCTCTTTATGGAGATGACTCAAGATTAGGATCAACTACAGGACAGATACAAAATCAGAATGGAGTTCGTATAGATGATACAGATGGAACTGATCCAATTTTATCTTTTATCTTCGGTGGTACTGGAGTTGCTATAGATCTTAATACAGGAAGTTCTGGACTTAATTCAGATGATGCGGATATATATTTAGATGGTGTAAAAATAAAAGATGCTTATGCTTCTGCTGACAGCACTATATTAAGATTAGATTTAGCTAGTGGACTACCAATGGGTACTCATGTTCTACAAATAATAAATAGAGACGCTACATCGGGGCATGATTTTGGATCAATTATAAGATTCATAGAATATACTTTAAAAGATTCATCAGTTATAAATGCTTTAGGTAAAGGCAATTTAATAAGTAAAAGATATATTCCCGCTGATTATGTATTCAATAGCGGAACTGTATCAGAAGACTTTTCTAAAGGATTAACTTATTACGCCCCTAATAGAGGATGGAAATGTACGGATAGTAGCACAGCTTGGGGTGTAACTACGGAAGACATAGATTTTCCTTTTTTTAAAGCATTAAAAGGTGAGTATGATGCAACCGCAGCAGTAGCTGAAACTTGGTTCTTTGGAACCGGATTCGAGTTAATCTTAGAAAGAAATGCCAATAATGGACAGCCTTTATTAGAACTAGATGATAGTGCAGATTTTTCTGGGGAAACTCTTCATTATGCTTTAACTACCGATGTAGAGGCCACTAATCCAATGCAGTTAGATGCTTATGCAGCAGCGCAGAGTGTATTAAAATTTGGAGTATCTGGATTAACTCTAGGATGGCATAAATTAAAAGTTACTGATAATAATGATAAAGATGGAGCATCTGGTGATACTGATTTAGTTATATTAGGATTAGGAGTTATAGGCGGATCTGCTAATATAGTAGAACCTACACAATCCTTACAGCAAATATCATCATGTATGATAGGAGATAATCAAGATATTAGAAAAATTAAAAGTTTAATAAGTGAGGAGGACATAGTAAGTTATTCTGAAGCAATTCAAATAACAGTGAATCCAACAACAACTAGCTCCACATATGTACCGATAACAGATTTTTCGGTAAGCCTTAGAACAAAAGGAAATCCCGTAGAAGTTTCATATGTATGTAATTGTTCAAACAATGGCGCAAGTAATGAATATATAATTTTATATATCGATGGGACTGAATATCAAATACCTAATTACAAATTTGATACAGCTAATTTTGTAGGAACAGTAACTTATAATAAAAAAATACCTCTATCTGCTGGTATACATGTATTTACTGGATACGTAAAAGTTGGTGGAAATACTGAAACGTTTCATGAACGTATGATAAGTGTAATGGAATTACCTGGAGTAAAAAATGAAAACTAATAAGAGAAGAGGTTTATAATGGCTTTAACACACGGAACTGAGATACCAAATGCCGGTGAATCTGGTAATATATTTTGCCCTAAATTAGAAAGAAACTGGGCTAGATATGATGCTCATGATCATACCGGTGGAGATAAAGGATCAATGTTAGATCCAGGAACAGCTTTTACTAAGCAAACTGATAAGGCTTTGATAGCTGGCTGGGCACTAGATGCAAATGATGTCTATAAACAAGACATAACACTTCCAACAGGATATGATTATGACACTACTTTTATTAGAACTTTAATATCTGATGAAGAATATAACCTAAGAATTGAAAAAGTTAGCAGTAGCATATTTACTATTTATTGTAATGATAATACAGTAGATGTAGATATAGTTTACATGTAAGGATTAATATGGCTAGAGATAAAATAGATCGTTTTGATTTTGGAATAACAGATTATATCTATAGTGGTAATAAATTCCAATCAGAACTATTAGATAACTTTTTAATAACTAAAGAACGAGGCATTAGAACTAGACCAGGCTCTGAAGTAATGGATATTGATTATCCGCAGTTACCAACTGGAAATCAAAAAGTAAATGATGTGTTTGTATTTAGAGATACTCTATTTGCTAGATCTGCTTCAAAATTATATAGTTATACATCCGTTGCTGGCTGGGTAGAGATACAAGGACCAAGTGGAGGAGATGCTATACCAAATGGAACAGTTAGTACAGAAATGTCAAGAGCTGAGTTAGCTAATATACTTATATTAACTGATTACGGCAACGCTCCTCAAAAACTTTATAAAGATAATTCTGGAGATTTTCAATTAAGGACTGCAGGACTTCCTGAAATGTCTTCAGATCCAGCCGTTGCTCCAGATGCAAATGATGGTAAAACACATATTTATAGATTTGTATATAAATATACTTATAATGTAGAAGGAGTTACTTTTGTGGATGTAAGTTCATATGTACAAGTAGTGGTTCCTGATTCAGTAGACTTTTCCGCAGCGGGTCACTATAACCAAGTAACAGCTATACCTAATGATGTTAGTGGTGATAACTACGACTCCGCTAATATTAAAGTAGATATATATAGAACTGTGGATAATGGTCAAGTATTTTATTTATCAGGTGAAATAGCTGCTGGAGTAGCTACTTATGAGGATACAGTAACAGATGCTGATATAGCATTAAAGCAAAAGTTATATACAGAAAATGGAGCAAAACAAAATGACGCTCCACCTAATACAAATTTTGTAGCTTCTGCTAATAATTGTATATACTACGCAAGTGCAGATGAACCTAATAAAGTACTACAAAGTATACAAGATGATCCAGATAGTGTTCCAGTTACTTTTTATAGATTTGTAGATAGTGATATAACTGGCATTGGAGCTATAGGTAAATATCCAATAGTTATGTGTGAATCAGGAAAAGTCTATAGATTAGAAGGAATAGTAACATTTACAGGTAGAGGTACTATAAGAGCAGTACCAATACACGATATAGCTGGATGCAATAGTCAAACTAGTATTATTAGAACAGACCGAGGATTAGTATGGGCTGGAGTAGATGGTTTTTATTATACTGATGGATTTAGAGTTTATAAAGTATCTTCTAATATTGATAAGACTTATAGAGATACTTCTGTTGAATTAACAGACAGAAATACTTACGTAGCATATGACCCGAAACAAAGACGAGTATTTTTTGCTTGTGATATAGATAGTAATGACCATAACACAAAGCTTTATATATCTGATGAGGATTTTATATGGGCTGGAGAGGATGATAATATACATGCTCCATTTACTACGTGGTCAGGACAACAATATGATTGTGATTATGAAGAGACTACAGATACAAGTTTCAGACCAACAGCAATATGTTTCTTTAATGATTACTTAATAAGAGGAGATTCCAGAGGTTATGTATTCCAACATAGAGATACTTATTATACTGATCCTTTAGTAGATACTTCTGAAGCTGTGGCTGATTGGTTTGAAGAAGTTATAATGTATAATTGGAAACATATAGCTAATGATTTTGGAGTAGCAGATGTTCAAAAATGGGTATCTAAAGTAAGTGCTATATGTCAAAATGAATCTAATTTAACCGCTAAATTTAATAGTTTTGATGATGGTGCAATAGTTCCAAAAAGACTAAAAACAGTAGTATTTACAAATACTATGACATGGAGAAATCCTTTATGGTTATGGAGAGATGCTGCTGCTATATGGAGAGAAAATCTAGAAATTAAGAAAACTAGATGGATGGTTAAAGGTAAATTAATGACTCGATATAAGCAACTTCAGATAACTAATGCTTATGATGTTATATCAGTGTCTAGTGACTCAGATACAGCAACAGTAACTACTGGAGCTACTAATTATGTAGTATTGGATAGTTTAGATTATTCATTCGATCCAAGATCACATGGATATTTTATTAGATTTAAAGATGATGATTATACTAATGAATTCGAGGTGTTAGATATAGATACTGATGGATCAGGATATAGTAGATTAACTGTAGCAGATCCTAATAGTGTATTATCTGCTGCCGCCAACGCAGAATGGAAAATATATGGTTTTGAGAAGGGTCAAGTACTACATTTGAATAAATTAGTATTTGAATATGAAGTTTTTTCTGATAGAGATGAAGGATATTATAGGTCTTCAGAAACAAAGAGTAATAGTTAATGAGAGATATAAATTTAGAAACTATAACAAATCAATCAGTTAGAGATGCTTTAGAAGCAATTAAAGAAATACTTACTGAAGATTCACCTTTATTAAAGGGAGATTGGATATACTATGAGGTTGAAGTTAATGCCGCCGGAACTCATGAAAGAGATCACGGACTTACTTATACCCCAAAAGATTATCTTATTACCTTTGATACTGCTGGATCTAGTATAAATTATGCAGATGCTAATGATGAAACTTTTAGCTTCACAACCACAAGTAGTGGAATTTTAAGGTTATTTTTAGGGAGGTACAGTGAAGAGTCTAGAATATAGCGATTTGACATGTGGGTTAAAATATGGTATAATAGTAACTAATAGGGATAGGTATATATATGGCTAGTACTTTACTACAATTGAGAACAAAGGTTTTAGAGCCAATTGATGCTATTGAGTCAATTAGCGATAATGACGATACAATGTATAGTGTCGATGAGGTAAATCGTTATATTAATAAGGGAATTCAGAAAGCAGAAGCTTTAATTCATAATATATATGAAGATTACTTTTTAGCTTCTGAATACTTTAATATAGTATCTGGTACGGCTAGTTATTCTTTACCTTCAGATATGTATGTTAATAAAATTAGAAGTATTCAATTTGATGATGGGAGTAATCAATATATAGTTAGAAAACACAAACATCTAGATAAATTAATAAATGTAATAGATGGAGATTTTCATAAATATTTAATAACTAATATAACAGGTACGGGCACAAAAATTAAGTTTACTCCTGATCCTAATTTTACTTCTGCTTCAACTATATTAGCATATTATATTAGACAAGCTGCTCAATTAGTAAATGATACGGATGTTATTGATATTCCAGAATTTGAGGATTTTGTAGTATTATATGCTAGACGTGAGTGTCTTAAAAAACAAATAGGTAATCCTATGTTAATTGATTGTAAAGCTGAATTTAAACAAGAAGGTAAGGATATGGTAGATACTTTATCTACTATGATACCAGATGAAGATTATACTCTAGAAATAGATACTTCTTTTTATGAAGATTACTATAGTTCGGAGTTACTATAAAATGAGTTTATATAAAGAGTATTTAGAAGAGATTGAAGGAGCTGAAGTATTAGAACTAGAAGATGGTTTTATAGCTTATAGTTTCAAAGATTTTGAATGCTTTATACATGAAGTGTATGTTAGAAAATCCGCAAGACAAACTAACTGCTTTAGAACATTAGGAGATGTTGTGTTAAATATGGCTAAAGAACGTAATTGTTCTGCTATTAAATGTGAAGTATGGACTGATAATAAGAATCCTACTTTATCTTTAAAAGCCGTATTATCATTTGGATTTAAGGTAGCTAAAGCTACTGAGAATAGAATACATTTAGTGAAGGAGTTATAATATGCCTTTTGGAATAAGTGCAAAGAGTTTAAGAGGATTACGACAAAGACAAGATGAAAGATCAAAAACACATAACCTACTAGGTCAGAAAAGGCTAGAATTTGAGGGTATATCAGAACCAGGAGGACAATTAAAAACTCCATTTAGTATGTTGCAACAACAACCTGGAGAATTTGAAACTGCATTACAACAAAGAGCTAGAGCAACAGGATTAAGTCCAGAAGCTCAACAAGAACAACAAAGACAATTAGAATCAGCTCAAAAAGGCGGTTTAGGATTACAAGCTCAAACAGAAGAACAACTAGCTATGCGTGGGGGTTTAGGCGGAGGAGCTAGAGAAAGACTCGCAGAAGCTGGATCTGAACAATTAGCTTTACAAGAACAAGGTATTAGAGGACAAATAGGAGCACAAGATGTTGAACAAAGATTAGGACTTCAACAAAGACTTGGTGGATTAGAAGCAGAAAGAGGAAGATCAGACATAGAAGCAGCTAGAGATGAACAAGCTAGAAAACAAGAATTTGGATTAAGACAATTTGAAAAAGAATCAGAGGCTATAGCAGCTCAAAGATCAGCCAAAGAACAGGCTAGAGCCGCATGTTTTATTGCTGGAACTCTTATTGATTTATCTGATGGTTCAAAAAAACCTATAGAAGAGATTGATATAAAAGATGAATTATCACATGGAGGTTTTGTATACGGATGTGGTAAATCTATTGGGAATGAATTCTATAATTATAATGATATAATTGTAACTGGTAGTCATGCTGTATATGAAGATGGTTATTGGATAAGAGTAAGAGATAGTAGAATAGCTAATCCAGTCCCAGAACCTATTGATAATACAGTACATATGATAGCATGTGAAAATCACACTCATATAATTAATGGAATTTTATTCTCTGATTATGATGAAATAGATGAAGGACAGAGCGTATCTGACAACGAAAGATTAGAACTTAAAAATAAAAGAGAATTTTTGGAGGTTGTATAATGAGTGTTTTTGATACAATACTGGAATTTGCTCCAGCAGTAGGATTAACTACAGCAGGAGTTATGACTGGTAATCCAGCCCTTATAGGTGCTGGAGTAGGTTCTGGAATAGGGGCTGTTAAAGGAAGAGAAGCTAGATCACAAAGAGAAGCTGGAATAAAAGCAGAAGCTATAAAAACTAAATATTCTCCATTTACTGGTCAACAAGGTGATATAAGTAGAGTACCTCAAGCTAATGTATTTAGTGATATATTAGGTGGTGGTTTACAAGGAGCTGCTATTGGTAGTATGTTTGGTGGAGCAGGTGCAAAAGTGGCTGAAGAAGGAGCTACACTTGGTGGCGGTGAAGTTACCGCTCAGACTCTAGGTGAGACTATTCCAAGTAGAGCAGTAACTAGCGGAGTACCTATTAGTCAAGCAGCACCAATAGCAAGCACAGCGGCGCAAGCACCAATAGCATCTCAGGCTGGAGCTCCATATAATCCATTTGAAAGTTTATTATCTGATATTAGTTCTGCAGCTAAAAGAAAACCAGCGCCGGTAGATACTAATAAATTTGCTAACATATTAGGAGCGTTATAATGCCATTTGTAAGACCAGAAATACTAGAAGGAATAGAACTTAGTGAAGAACAAAAAAGAGAATTATCAAAGAATTTCGCTAAACAACAAATGAATAACTTTGATCTTAACGAAGAAGAAAGAAAAGAATGGAAATCTAATTATTCTAAATTCCTAAAAGAAGATGTAAAAAGACAACAAACTGTTTTTGATAGATTAATAGAAAAAGCAGAAAGTGAAATAAAAGATTTTGCTGGAAGAGCGGGACAAGCTTTAAATAGATTTTCAGAACAACAATAAGGAAATAATATGGCAGATGAACGTAAAATATTAGAAATGTTACAACAAAGAAATCAACCAGAACAAGTTGAACCTTCAGCAATTGAACAATATCAAGAACGTTTGAAAACTGGACCATCTGATCAAGAAAGATGGAGTAGAGTTTTAGCGGCTGCTGCTGATACATTTGGTGGAGGTGGTGGAATTTTCACTAGGCTACAACAAGCTCAAGGTAGTGAGACAGATAGACTAGAAAAAGCAGCTAAATTAGAACTAGCACAAAATAAAGCTACAGAAAAATACTCACGATTACAACAAAAAGTACAAGATAAAAAAGCAACAAAGAAAGAATCTGAAAATTTTAGACGTAGATCAAAAGATGAATCTATGTTTGTTAAGGCTATGGCACAATTAGAGACTACTGGTAGAGGAACAACTTTTTCTAGAAAAGTCAGAGAAGAACTAATGTCAGCTAAATTAGTACAAAATAGATTAGACGCTATAGAGGATGGAACATTAACTGCAGATAAACAAACAGCTACTGAAATATCTAATGCTGTATCTAGATTAATAGCAGGAGGACAACCAGCTATACAATTAGTAGATGCTACTTTATATCACAGTCTTGGTGGAGAAGCTAATGATTGGGCACAATGGATATCTGGTAATCCACAAGAATATATGAATACCCTACAACGTAAGGAAATAAGAAGTCAGATAAATAATATAGAAAAAACCAAAAGAGATGAATATAATGACTGGAGAGTAGGTATAAAAGGAAGTGTTAATTTTATACTTAATAGAAACAAAGATCTAAATGAAGAATTTAATGCTTTTCATCCTGACCTAGCAGAAGTAAATAAAAGAGATAAAATTGAAGCTGTTTCAACAAAAAAAGCTCCACATGGTCAACGTGTTAGACAAGGCGGAGTTAATTATGTTTGGAACGGTTCTGAATATGTAAGGGAGCAATAATGCCATTTGATCCAAATCAACCTTTTGATAACTTAGATAAATTTGATAGTAACCAAGCCTTTGAGGAAATAGAACCTACAGATGATGGTGAAGACACTTTAGGGAAAATAACTGATTTTGTTCATAGACAAGCTAAAGGAGCTATATCTGGATTAAATCAATTAATACCATTTTCTGATCAGATAGTAGCCGCTAGTGTTACTGCTAGACAAATGCTTAGTGGAGAAATATCAGAAGACCAATTACTAGAGCAATATAGAAATAATGTTACAGGAGCAATAAAAGCTAAAAAAGAAGCAGTAAAAGAAGCTCCCGTTGCCGCCGGAGTTGGAATGGGATTAGGAGCTGTAGGACAAGCTGTTGCTACTGGTGGAGCATCAATACCAGCACAAGCTGCTTTAGCTACTGGTCAATCTGCTGGAATAGTTGGTGGAGAAGCTTTAGCTGAGGGTAAATCTGGTATAGAGGCCGCTACAGAAGCAGCTTATGGTGGATTAACTGCAGCAGCATTATCAGGATTACCAGAAGCAGCTAAGTTAGCTAAAAAAGGCGGAAAAGCCGCAATAAATAAATTAAAAGACATTATTAAATATCAAGGATCTGGATTATCACAAGAAGAAAAATTTGGTAGAGGTGCTTTAAAAGTACTAGGTGCCAGTAAACAACAATCAGTTGATTTATTAGATGATGCTCCAGACATAGCTAAAACACTAAAAGATCAAAATATATTAAAGAGTGGCTTTGAACAAAAATCATTAATATGGAAGAGAGCTAACCAGAAAAAAACAGAAATTGGTAAGGAAGTTAAAAAGGTTTATTCTAGACTTAAAGAACGTATATCTAATGAGGAAGTTCACAAAAGAATAATGTTAAAAGCAGACAAACTAAGAAAACAAGCTCCTAAAGCTAACGATGCTAAAATAAAAGCACTAGAAAAACATGCAGCAAAATTTAGAGATGATAAAAGTGTTACAGCTAACCAATTATGGGAAGAACGTAAAGCTATAGATAGCCAAATATATAACACAAATAGAGCTATTAGTAAAACAGGAACTGGTACAACTAAAAAAGAGGTTTTATCCGACGTAAGAAATTCTATTCAAGATTCAATAAATGATAAAATCGTTGGGAAATATGGAAAAGAAGCTTTAGAGAATCTTCAGGGATTAAATAGAGATTTTGGTAATCTATCAACTATAAATAAATTAGCTAAGAGTAATCAATTCTCATCTAAAGCTGGATTTATAGATAAAATTACTGTTGGTTCTGGTATAGCCGCTGCTCATAGTCCCGTAGTAGGTGGAGCTTTATTAGTAGGTAGACCTGCTCTGCAATATTTTGGACCTAGAGCAAAATTTACACCTAAAATAAAACTTGGTGGAGGTCCTTCTAAACAAGCTTTAGTAGCCCCTACAGCGAAGACTATTTTTGATAAATTAAAATAATCGCATACCTGTAAATATTACAAAAGCTATAACTAGACCTAATATATAACCTATAAATATCATATTATACCTTTCTAGACTTTAGCCATTCTGACATATTAGGAGTGTTACTTTTAATCCATTCTTGATATAATTTAAAATCATCTTCCGTTTGTAGTCCAACTGTTAGATTTCCAAAATCAATACTAGTAATTCTAAATTTTTGTTTAGTTCTAGTTATTGTTATCTCATCTCCCATATTTACAGTATATAAATCTTCTCTAATCATAGTTAACCTTTCTTCTTATCTACTAAAGATCTTAGCGAAGTATATATACCTAGAAAACTACCAGCAATACCAGCTAAAAATTGATTATACTCTACTACACCTAATCCCATAGCTACTAATAATATTACAAATACTATACTACATACAGGACGCCAGGATTTACTTAAAAGATTTCCATGTTCTTGTTCGGCTACAGCTATTTTAGCGTTAGCTTCTATTACTAGACTTTGTAGTTGTAAAACTTTACTAGATACTTGTGCTTCTATCTCAGCTAACTTGTTTTTTAACTCAGCTTTCTTAACTGCTATATTACCAAGTTCTTCTTTTGAATCGTGTAAGTTGTCAATAAGATCTGCTGCGGGTTTAAATATACTACCCAGAAAACTAAAAATCGACATTAAGTACCTCCTTAACTTTTAAAATAGCTTTTTCTTTTATTTTAAATCTACCGTAATATTTTCCTTTTATAAGGACCGTCCAATCATTATTAAACTTACAAAAATAATAACCTTTAAATGGTCTAGCTCTTTTGTTAGTGTGTTGATTTTTCCAAGTTTCCCATCTACAGTTCTCTTTATAGTATCCTTTATCATTATCTATTCTATCTAAAGTTAAACCGCTCGGTTTTTCTCCCATATCTTTGAGGAATCCTCGAAAGTCTAACCATTTTTCACAAACAGTAATACCTCTACCTCCGTAGTTTTTGTATCCAGTTGCTTTAGGATTTGAGCATCTATTCATCATTCCATGCCAAGTATTATAAGTAGGAGAAGTTACTTTAGAGGTTCTATGGCCATGTTTCGTATTTCCTACATTATTCATTATTCTGTAACTCCTTTAGATATGTATCTAACTAGTTTAGTATCCTTACCATTTTTACCTACTTTAACTACTTTATAACATGTGTCTATTACTCTATATTTTATATCATCTTGTAATAAGAAAGTAGGAGCTACATTAATAGACTCTATTTGTTGAGGAACTTCTTTTTCTGAGGAGTTTAAATTAGTAGGCATTTCTACCTCTAATAAAGTTCTAAGTTTTTCCTCTTTATTCATTGCTTTCCTTAAAGCTTTTTCTAACGTTAATTTTGATGATTCTAACCTATTAACTTCTCCTACTGCTCTAGAACCAGTACCGCTAGATAGATTTTCCTCAACAGTGTCAAGTTTAACTTTCATTTTAGACATAGATTTATGTAGCCTAGTTAATTCCAAATTCATAGTAACTCTTTTTACATCTGCACCAGTCATATTTTTCTCCTCTTATTTTTTACAATAATAACATTTACCATTTTCATCTTCTAATCTTCCTAATTTATCTTTAGTTAATTTTTTTTGTAAATCTTCGTTTAAGCATACATATACATCTTCATGAAGTCCGAAATCTACTATAAAACAAGTATCAATACAAGTCCTTATTGTAAAATAAGCTTTTCCTGTACCATAGTCTGGGGATGAAAATTTATCAGCTATTCCCTTAAATACTTTTTTTAACTCTATTTCTGCGTGTTTTTTAACTACTTCTTCGGTAGTAACACTAGATTCAAAATCCATCTTTTTTCTTTCTAATTTTACCATATAAAAATAATCAACCATATGTTCTCCTTTTTCTATATTATACCATTATTTTAATAATAAGTCAAGCTTTTTTAATGTTTCTTTTTAGTCTCCAGTATGATTTTATTAGTTGTTTAGTTCTAGGAGAAGTTCCTTTACTCCTAACTAACTTAAGTAAATGAAAATTGTGCATACGGCGAATATCCTTCCCAACGTTCAATCCATCTGATATAATCCAGCTCTGTCCTGAATCCTTTTCAATTTGTTGTCTAACGTTCCTAATAAACCCCTCCATAGTATCATCGAAATTACCAGTAAGTCCTTGTTTTAATAAAGCTGGATTCCTCAAATAACGCTTAGGAAATTGCTTGTATCGTATTAATTTATCTATTTCTACCTTACCTAACTTCTGTAGCTGTTTACTAACTTCACATATTTCAGATGTCCATACATAAATTGATGATGATTTATCTTCATCCAATATTTCCATAGTTTCTAATTCTTCGTGAACATCTAACTTATCTTTATCAGATCCATCATTTAAAGCAAAATGTTCTAATTTCTTATAGAATCCATTCTTAATACTAGGAGCATCACCAAACATATAAACTCTGCAGTCTTGTTTTGAATGCTCAGATTTAACTGAATCGCCATCTTCCGGCCGGCTCCCTCTTCCTATTCTTTGTAGAAATAAAGTAGGTGAATTTGTACCATAAGGCATCATAATTACTTCTAATTTATGGCTATCAAAACCTTTACTTATAACATTACAAGTACATAATATATCAATATCACCATTATTAAAGCCCTCTATTATCTTAGTTCTAGTCTTTCTATTAGTATTCCCTAGTATAACTTCTGCATTTACATTGTTTTGTTGGAACAAATTTCTTAATAGTTTAGCTTCTTCTTGTGTTTTTAAAAAGATACCTGCTTTACATCCTAATTCATTTCTCATATATAATTCAACACATTGTGCTAATTTATCTTCTTTCTTAAGTATTTGTTTTAAATTAGGTGGTACTAAGTACTTCATTTCTATTAATTCTTGCATCGAAATCGTGTAAGAAATTTTATCAAAATAATTAGTCATTAATTGTCTGCTTCGATAAGGAGAAGCGGTAGTTCCATATTGTATCGCATGTTTAAAATAACTTAAAGCTTTATCATATGATTTAGTATCTAAACAGTGGCATTCATCTATTATTACTAGTCCTATTTCATCTTTATTATCACCTAACCAAGACATTATTTTAGTTTCAATTTTTGATGATTGAACAGTAGCTATTACTACATCACAATCTCTGTCGGGTATTTGGTCAGCTTGTAATATACCAGTTTTTAATTCTGGATGGAATTGTCTAAATCTGGTGGCGTTTTGCTCGGTAAGTATGGAAGAGTCTGATAATACTAATACTTTTTTTCCATACAGAGCTTTGTATCTATATGCTATGTCTATAAATATTATAGTTTTTCCACTCCCTGTACTAAGTACTGAACATACTTTCTTTAGTCCAGAAGTAATGTCCATTATAGCATTGTCTGCTGCATCTTGTTGATAGGGCCTAAGCTTCATCTTCTTTATCCTCATTAGCATTAAACCCGCACCAAGCACAAAAACCAGATATCACTGCCATAGAATAATTTTCTTTACCACATCTAAAGCATCTTTCCATACATTTTTTACCTTCCTTAGAGATAAAACCATGTCCTTTACCTTCATTTATATTTTCAGATGACATACTTCCTCCTAACTTACTTTATCAAGTAAATCTCCAATTTTTTCACATACTTCATTGTAAATTTTGTCTAATAGTGCATATTCTTTATCGCTATAGTCTCCATATTTCCATCTTCTTCTTAAAGTCTCATGCTTAATATCCCATAAAACCCCATAAAGCTCTCTTCCATTTTGCGCTAACCATAAATCATCTGCATCTTCTTGTGGATCAAATTCCATAATTATTTTACTCATCTTTATCCTCCAATACTG